GAGATAGAAGACGCCGGTATACAGCAGCAGGAACGTGTAGACGAGACTGTTGACAGTACCGATTGGAAGAAACGGTATAACGATATGGAAGTCGCCTTCTCCCGCCAAGGACAGCAAATGGGAGATTACCGGAAACTCATCGACGACTACGTAACAACCTCCACCCCGACCGACAACCCATCTTCTCCTGATCTAAGTCCCATAACACCGGACGAAATTTATGAGAATCCAGACGAAGCGGTACGTAGAGCCGTTGACTCACATCCAGCGATACTACGGGCGCAAGAGCTCGAAAGACTATTGCAAGAGAGAACAGCTGCCACAGTGAAAGCAGAGTTCACCTCGAAGCACCCAGACTTTCAGCAAGTAATTGCCACTCCGGAGTTCGCAAACTGGGTTAATGAAAATGCCATGCGCCTTGAGCTCGCTCAACGTGCCAATGACATGGACATGACTGCAGCGGATGCCTTGTTTTCACTGTACGAAGCCGAACTCAAGAAGGCAGTAGCCGAAGCACCTGTTGTTGAAGAGGTGTCTTTGGAGACAGCTGGGGCTACTGAGGTTCCTGCACCAGACCGCTACTCGCGTAGCTACATGCTGGAGCAGAAGATCAGAGCCAAGCAAGGCGACATGAAGGCAGAGTCGTATGTGAGGTCACACGCCATCGCATATAGAAATGCATTGACACAAGGGCAAGTCCGTGACTAACCCTTCTTTTAACTACCACGCAAGAGGAATTAAATAATGGCTACAACATTCGCAGCCGCCAATGCCGTAGGTACAGCAGATGCCGGCTATTTCATACCAGAACTGTGGTCCGACGAGGTACTAGCTGCATATAAAGCTAACCTTGTTATGCCCCAACTGGTTACCACGTTAGACTTCCACGGTCAGAAGGGCGATACTGTTTACATCCCCCGTCCGACCCGAGGTTCTGCATCGGCCAAGTCGAATCAAACGCAGGTTGTTTTGATCGCCGAGTCGAATACGCAGTTCAGTCTGACTATCGCAACTCACTACGAATACTCTCGTTTGATCGAGGATATTGCGTCCATCCAAGCAATGGACCAGATGCGTCAGTTCTACACTGATGACGCTGGTTACGCTCTAGCTATTCGGGTCGATACTGCCCTGCATGCGCTGGGTGCTACGTTCGCTGCAAGCTCCGCTACACCGACGACCGCTGGTTCTGCTTACTCGCAGGCCGAGATCGGAAGTGATGGCGCTACCGCATGGAACACCGCATCGTCTGGTAATGGCGCAGCCTTGACCGACGCAGGTATTCGACGGGCTATTCAAGAACTGGACGACAACAACGTTCCTTCACGTTTGAGGGCTCTCGTTGTTCCGCCTATCGAGAAGCGCAAGCTTATGGGTGTTGCTCGCTTTACAGAGCAAGCATTCGTAGGTGAAGTCGCAGGCTCCAATACCATCCGCAATGGCCTCATCGGTGACATGTACGGCGTTCCCGTATACGTCTCGACGAACGTTGCCACGGTACAAGCTAACGACTCGACGGCATATCGGGCTTGCCTGATGTTCCAGAAGGAAGCTGCAGTTCTTGCCGAGCAGCTGTCTCCGCGTACGCAAACGCAGTACAAGCAGGAGTTCCTCGCGGATCTCTTTACCGCAGATATGATCTACGGTACAGGTACATTGCGTCCGGAAGCGGGCATCGCTTTGATTGTTCCTAACAGTTAAACTAACCTAGGAGCATAATCATGGCTATTGAAACAGCAACAGCATCAGCAATTGCACTGAACGCGGGTAAGAACCCGCGTCAGTTCCAAGACCTGTTTACTGTTATACCCTTTACCTTTACCTTTGACGAAGACTCAATTGCTTCTGGCGCTTCCAGTGCTGGTGACGTAGTTGTTACCGGCGCTGCATTAGGAGACTTTGTTCTCGTAGCAGCTCGAATCGATTTAGTTGATGTTCATGTGCAGGGCTTCGTTCAGTCTGCTAACACCGTGACTATCACCGCCACCGATTTAGGTTTAGGTACAAATACTACTCTCAACGGCAACGGTACGTTTAATGGACTTGTCCTTAAACCGCGAGCAGCTTGGGCAGTGCAATAAAGCTTTCGGGGGTGTGCTTCAACACCCCCATTTCTTTCATACGCATATGAAGAATTCGACGAGACCTAATTATGGCTAAACGCCGTCACGCACTGATTAACAGTCATGGGTCATCAGACAAGGCTTGGTCCTTTCTGAGCCCGTCTGGAGCGTCAGGCGTCTACTTCTATGGGGGCTATTACCTGTATCATAGTGCTGCGTTTACTCCAGCTGGCGGTACAGCTATAGGAACAGCGAATGCTTCGTATGCAGCTCATGCCTTTATAGTACTGGGCGCAACATCCACAGATATGGTTGTGCGGGTATCAGGAACGTCTATAAATGATGCAGGCACCCGTGCGACGAGTGACACAGAAGACATCGACACGTCTGGTGGAGCCGCTAACGACTATTATGAAACAACCAAGAAATGGTTGGGGCAACCTACTTACACCCTACAAAGTGGCACTGGCGTTATCATCAACGCAGGCTTAGCCAAGTATTGGGACAACAACAACACGAATTTCACCGTGATTGGGTGTGAGGCGACATGGCTAGGTGGGGCTAATGACGCCGCACCGGACATACAACTACTACACCACAAACCTACAGGGTGGACGTACGCTGCTGGAGGTACCGCTGTGTTCCCCACTGCAATTGCCTCAATGGCGACCGACCACTCAACAGAAGATCAGGTTGTAAATGGTGAGAATGGAGCGTGGAAGCGAGCTGACCTCAACGTACCCGTCGCAGGCGGAGCGTCTGAGGGTGTGCTCTACTGCATCACCACTACTGCTAATAAGACATTTGATCTAGGAAACCTATTGGTGAAGATACAATCGGGACGACGAGGACTATAATGGCAACACAGCTTCAAATCGTAAATAAGGTACTGCAGCGTCTTCGGGAGACCAAGGTGACCGCTATAACCGACGGGGACTACGCCTCCTTGATAGCAGGTTTTGTTAATGATGCTAAAGAAGACCTTGAAGATATATGGTTCTGGTCTGTTAACGAGACCTCAGTTGATACCAGCATCACGGCAGATGGTACCCGCACCTATGAGATATCCGGCACTACGGATCGATCCTTTCTGGTACGAACACTTCGCGACAAACTGCCAGTAGCGTTTGATGCCACAGCAAGTGAGGAGCAACAGCTGGAAGACGTACCGCTCAAGGAACTCCAGCGGTGGCGGAACATGTACAAAGGTACTGTTCCCTCACATCCTAATCCTACGCGCTTCGCTGTGAAGCCTACATCTACAGGCCGCAGCTACAGCATAGAGTTAGAACAAGACTCCTCTACTGCGCGCACGTGGAGAACCTTCTGGTACGTGCCACAGGCTGAGTTAGCCGTAGACGGCACTGCGATCAGTACGTCCATACTACTTCCCGAACGACCTATTTACCTGCAGGCCCTCTTCTATGCCCTCAACGAACGGGGCGAGGAGATGGGTGAGCCCGGTAGCCTATTTGAACAGAAGGTGCACCGAGCAGCCGCAGCCGCACAAGAGATCGACATGCAGACACATAAGACCTCTAGCGATAAAGATATGACGAACCTAGAAGCCCTGCGTAACCACACGCTGGGTATATAATGCCCACACAGCGCGCACATGGTGGGGCTGCCCTCATTCCTATCAGCCTGACCTCTCCGGGGGCCTTCGGACTGAACACGGAAGCGAGCGGAACACTGCTGCCTAAAGAGTGGGCCACCACCTTAACAAACGCTGTTTTCGATAGCTCGGGACGACCCGCAGCACGTAAGGGTTGGGTAACACAAACCTCATCAGCCGTAGCTGGTGTACTAATGAGGGTACATGAATATGTCAAAGCAGACGGAACCGTTAAAACTATCTCCAGCACTGACGCAGACATCTTCGAGGGTGTCGCAACGCCGTCATCGGTTGAGGGCTCGCTCGCGATCTCCGAAGGCAACATCAAATTCGTCAACTTTAACGACAAGTGTATTGCGTTGGGTACGGGAACATCAGCGAACCCGTCAGTCTATACGGGTACTGGCAACTTCACAACTGTTACAGTGGCTAGTGGTACTGCCCCTACTAGTGGTATTGGTACTGCGGCCTTCGGGCGTTTGTGGGTAGTTGACAGCGACGGTAAGACTATACGCTACTCCGCTCTGATCGATGAGACGAAGTGGGCTGTCGCTGACGGTGGGGGTACCATCGACATGTCAAAGGTATGGCCTAGAGGACAAGACGTAGTAGTAGCCATTGAAGAATTCGCTGGAGACCTTGTGGTGTTCGGCAGAAACCAAGTGGTCGTATGGACCGACGGACAGGGTACCTCGAATGGTATTGATCCGGTTGCCATGTACATCGCAGACACCATACCGGGTGTGGGTGCCTTGACTCAGTTCGCACTGGCATCTATCAAGGGCGACCTGTGGTTTCTGTCCAGACAAGGCGTTCAGTCAATGTCTCGCGTATTACAGGACAAGACCACGCCGACGATCAATATCTCACAGCACATACAACAGAACATTCTAGATGCCATTGCATCGGAAACGCTAGATGATATAACGCTTGTGTATTCTCCTAAAGAGGATCTGGCGTTAGCGATTTTCCCGACGACAGACTTAGTGTATGCCTTTGATACACGGGCGGCCATGCAGGATGGAACATATCGAGCCACCTCGTGGGCTACAACTTTGCAGACTGCTGCATTCTTCCCAAGCGATGGAGAGCTGTATGGCTCAATCACTGGTACAGTAGGGGAGATCATGAAGCATAGTACCAACGCTGACGACGGGACTGCCTATACATGGTCATACGAGTCTGGCTGGTTGGACTTTGGAGAGCAGGGGAATAGCTACTTGAAGTTTATCAAGCGCATGACTAGTGTAGTGTTCGTGTCTAGTACGACAACGCTCAACTATACACTGGATTACGACTTCAAGGGTGAGCCCTTTAACATTCAGCAACCAGTTGTAGCTCGTCCCTCGGCTGAGTTTAATATTGCAGAATTCTCCGACAGTGGCTCGGGCATTGGATATATTATCCCCGGAGCTACAGTCCTGCAAGAGACTGAGTATGGTGGTGGTGTCACACTGAAAGAATTATCTATTCCCGGCAAGGGCAGCGGCCAGTTCGTCAAGGTGGGTGTTAATCTTGGCACGGCCTCAGCTGACTTCGCACTACAACAAATTAACCTGTACGCTAAGATAGGAAGGATATCATAATGTCAGACTACGCAAGAGCTGGTGGCGGTGGTGCCACACACTTTACGGCCAAAGATGCCCTGACTACTGGCGATGCCAATAAGGTAATCGTAGGAGCACAGCTAGATGCTGAGTTCAATGCCATTCTTACAGCTATCGCAGATAAGATAGACGGTGAGTATGCCACGCAGGCACAGGCGGAGGCAGGCACCTCCAGCACCACGACCATGTCCCCCCTCCGTACGGAGCAGTGGGCAGATACATGGAAGGCAGAGAACGGAGGTATGCTAGGAGATGTACACGCTCTTGCAGACCCCGGTGCCGACACTGTATTAGGTTGGGACGACAGCGCCAGTGCGGCGATAGGGTTTACTCTGCACGCTAGCCTCCTCCATGCAGCTACCGAGCTCTCCGTAGACCATGACGCTGCTACCAACTTTGTGTCTGATGAACACGTAGCTCATGCAGGTGTTGATATAATTGCAGGGACCGGACTGACAGGCGGAGGTACTATTGATGCCTCACGTACACTGAATGGGGTTGGTGGAAATGGTATAACTGCCAACGCTAATGACATAGCCATCACGAACCAAGCCGTATCGGCCACGGTACCTGTAGGTCTTACAACAGGCTCTCTCGTGTGGGACTCCAGCTCTATCACTGAGCTCGCAGGCTCCAGTGTTTCACAGAGTGCGGATGGCTATCTAGTTGACGACGCAGGCGTACTCAAGGTTGTGCCGTACGACCAGAACGCGGTGCTGGTTAAAGCAGGAGAGACGACAGGTACTCTAGCCTTTGCCGACGCGAACACCATCATGGAGTTTAATGGCACGGCTACACTCACGATACCTGCTAACGCGTCAGTGGCTTTTGAGTTGGGGACTATTATCCTCCTCTGTGTAGACCATGCAACTCAGGTTCTTACTGTTACAGCGGGAGCAGGAGTAACTCTTAATTCGATATGGCATCCGGGTGGTACAGCAACCGCTAGTGATACTGTAGTAGCGGGAGGTACGGCCTCCCTTATAAAGATAGCGACTGATGAGTGGATGCTCAACGGGAACACAACGACATAATGAGTATCTTAACTAGAGCTGCAGCCGCCATGCCTAGCGGAGTGTACGCTCCACTGGCAGTGGTTGATGGTGATGTCGCTAACGGCATTATATCCACAAGCTCAACTACACCAACGAACTGTACGTCCGGTGTAAAGTATGTTACGGATGGGACTCTGTTTGTCTGTACTGCTGCTGGTGTGTATGACCAAGCCCAGCCGAACTGGCTGACCTCTGGTTCTGCCGCTGACTGCTGGCTTGAGTGGGCTGAGGATGGAGCATCTCCCGATTCAATGGATACCCCGCCTACAGCCACACCCCCGCGTCTACAGATGAGTGCAGGTGATATCACGTTCCAAAATACCGTGACTGTCACGAGTAACGAGCTAGTAGATATTAACATCAGTATATATGATTCCATCACTGGTGGTAACTTATTAGATAGTTTCCAGATAACATTAGACGCAGAAGAGGCAGCCGCATAATGGACTTACCAACATCTGTAATCATAGGAGGCGTTACTGTCGTAGCAACAACTGGTGCTGCATGGGGTGCTGTGAAGCAAGCTCTTAACGGAACTAGAGCTCGGGTAACAAACATAGAGCAGGCTCAGATAGAACAAACAAAGCACAATGAAAAGATTGCTGAGCGCACGGCGAGTATTGAGACAAAGGTAGACATCTTGGTAGAGCATCTACGGTGAAGTTTGTAGTAACGGGGCTGCCTCGATCACGCACG